GGTCTTAAACGGACTGTCCAGCATCGGTTCGGACTGCATCGGGGAGATATAGTCGAGAAAGACAGGGGGGGTAGCCGTCTGTGCTAAAAAAACCCCCTCATTGAGCGCACCCTTGCGCAGGTTGCATGACTTGCATAACACTCTGAGATTATCAAGACTGTGATCACCACCTACCTTGCGTGGGATGATGTGGTCGATGTGCATCTCACCCTCATCTGTGCCACATAACTGACACATACGACCATCACGCATGAACACACGCTCTCGCTGTTCGCGGTAGCGTCTGCTGTTCAGCTTGTCTAGTGCCAATTGTGATCCTTCCAATGCTGCCATGCCTTGCATGTATCGCCTTGATAGATTCGATGATGATAGATATAACTAAGACCCCACTCTACCTGCTTATATCCATCTACCCTAGCAAGATACTCAGAGCGTCCTTGAGGAATACCATTGTGTGATCCATTCTTAGCTTCTGGATTCCAAGCACTCTCTTTACCATAAAGCATTGCTAAGCATTTATATTGCTCATAATCATAATGTAATAGATGTAGAGCATATTCTTTGTAGCTTACATATTGCATTGGTTTAGATCCACCTGCTTCAGGAATTAAGCATAGAGATCCCACTAATGCTATTAGCACCCCCCGAGCTATCCGCTTAAGCGGCTCGGGTTGAGCCCCTGAAGGGCTCTGCCTAATTAGCATAGTCCATAGGTCAAGCACATAACTAAAAGTCCTGCTCAGAACGGCGTGTCGTTTCATGATTACCCCCTGTGGATAACTTCTGTGGATAACTGTTGCCCTATGTAATGTGTATAAGCAGGTGGAATAGACTCTACTAATTCGCCCCAAATCATCCAATCAATTCCCATAGCCTCATGAGCTTCAGCCATTGTCTTAGCTGTATGTCCACCATTGGGAATCTCATCACGCATCGAACCATAAATACCTACAGGCTTACCCTGTTGCTTATGATGGCAATCTGTGCCCTTTAATGGGAAGTTAGATTCGAATAATCTATGCCTACGCACCTTTAACCCAAATGCTGAGCCACATAACTGAATTGGTTTAATCAAAGGAGCATTAGGAACATTCTCAATAACATAGATTCGATTAGACATAATCAAGGCATCTCTGACCATAGGTATCATGTTAATCTTACTGGTGCTCTTACCTTGAGCGTTGCGTAGGTGCTTGGTAGCACTAAAGGTCTGGCATGGTGGGCTTGCTGCAATGACATCGAACTGCTGTAGGAACTCAGGGTCTAAGTAATCTCTCACATCGCCCTTAATGTATGTATGAGGGTAACGCTTGCCATGCTTGACATCTATGCCAGTTACCTCAAAGCCAGCTCGAGCATAGCCCTCACTAGCCCCACCTGCTCCACAGAATAGATCTAATAGTTTAATCTTTGCCCCATCCCTTGCCCTTAAAGTGAATTGGTGCTGCCCCAATTACTTTGACCATTGGCTCATTACAATAATTACATAGCACTACTGGTCGATTGTGCCATCCGTGGCTAACCTCTTGATTAAGATTGCATCGTGAGCATTTGTAATCGTAGGTTGGCAAGTTAAGCACTTCCTTATCATGTATGACCCACATCCAGAGCATCGGTCTATGTCTGCCTCAGTAGGTTCTTTGTCTAGGTGACCATATCTTAATATGAGTAGTGGCAAGAGATCCTCAAGTCGGATTATCGCGGCATAGTCACGCGCATCCTCACCCTGTCCGTTGAGTCTAATAACTCCAAAGCCTAATTCCCCCGAAATGGCTGTTCGAGCTTTTAATTGTTTAATGTAAGCAAGAGGTTGAAATCCAGCACGGGCTTTGACCTCAACATCGAACGGCACATTAACAATATCCTTGCCACTACCCCTTCCCACACACGCGCCTTGCCAGACAGTCGATAGGTACTGTGCGACAACACGCTCTGTGCGGAAACCTCTGTGCTTCCTTGCTTGACTAGCCATTAACCGCGTGACACTTCTTGCACTGCCATGTACCGGCAATGAGATTGCCATCTGTAATGATTGCAGGAATGATGATGTCATGAGCCAATGTAGGCTCATTGCAGAGCTGACAGTTAATTGTAGTGATCATAGGGACATCCTCTAAGTCAGTCCATTCACCATCTTTATCTATGTTATAAACTTCGATGTAGCCCATTACACTCTCCCCTTCTGTGGTTGGAACTTCCCATCTGATCCAAGGTTGTACCACTTGGTAGGGCATCTATGTGCCGATGAGATTGCTGTATTGCAGAAGTAGCCACCCCATGCCTTGCCATTCTTTTCACCCTCACGCCATATCATGTGTCCATGCTCGCATGATGGTGCTTCTATTGCCTCGCCTGTTCCCATGATTGCAGCTACATTCTCCATAGCCTTCTCGAGAGTTACAGGTGCATCCACTACGCCCCTATATTCATTAACAGGTGTAGTCCAGTAATCCTGATCATCTGGCTTGACTTGCTGAATAGGTGGCTTCGCTGGCTTAGCAGCTACGACCTTTGCCATGTCCTGCTTAGTAGGCTTTTTGACAGTCTCTAAGACTAGGCTAAGCGCCCTTCCTATTGCTGACGAGCTTGTATCTTCAACATAGAACTTACGCATTCCTGCGTTATACGTAGAAGCCACACCGAGAGCGTAATCAACGCCTGCAGGCAATGTATCGCCAGCGTTGCGATAGATCTGCGCACAAATAAGGACAAACTCTTTCTCTGGATTAAACTGGATAACATCTGTAACAATCCTTCCTTCTGGGTAAGCCCTCTGAAATCGCAGCACTCTAGCTGCTACATCCTCATAATCTTCAAGATTAAACATAAAGATCATTCTCCTCGGTTGCTAGTTGTCCTGCGAGTGCGCCATAGCTGCATAGGTCGATCCAGTTATCAATGTGCTGTGCGGATTGATTAGTCCGTGCAAGTTTAACGAGCACCATAATCCCTGCGACTTGATAGTCATGTATTGGTGTCTGTAAATATGCTGAGAGGAGCATTGCGGTGTGTTGCAGGTTATCCGCAGGATGACCATACGATAGGCCACGATCACGGATTGTGTCTGTGGCTGTGAGTAGGATTTCATTAGCGCGCATCTGTAGTCACTCGCTGAAATGACTTGGCTACGATTAGCCCCTCGCGCTTGCCTTCGTTAAAGCCTTTAGCCCAACCTACTAAATACCATAAAGCATTAGCTGCTAGAAGCAACACAATCATTGGCATCTCAAAGCTCATTGTATTTCCTATCTGTATCCAGCGCCCTCGTCTGGCTTACAGAATTAGTGTGACATAAAGGGCAGACTAATCAAGCACATTCTGATAACGAAATGATAACGATTATCTGGCTCGGCCGTAGGACTTTCCAGCCACAATGAATGTCCCGTCCTTCTCGATGTGGATAAGATCCACCTGAACCTTAGCCTTATTCACATAGATGATGGCGAAAGCCTGCTGCCAGTTAGCCACACCCTTAGTGTAAGCAGCTTGCTTAAAGTCCATGAGATTGCCTACCTCGACACCATGCAGGACACGCCCTATACGACCCCCAGAGGCCTCTGAGAAGGCCGATCTGCCTGCTCTGTGAGTATGTCCTGAGATTACATTCTTGCCATGCCTACGAGCCGCTTCTAGGGCTGATAAGCCCCCCTGTGGCTTGATGGGTGTGTGATCTCCATGCACTGCAATCCAGTTAGGTGCAATAGGCATAGGGTTCTTATGGAAGGTGATACATAGCTCATCGAACTTCATAAATTTCTCAAAGCGCAGCTCTGGCAATGCACCAAATGCCGGTACTTTAGCCATGATGATGTTATACAGGCGATCTGTGTGATTGCTACGGATGCAGTCAGTAACGCCTAACTCCCAGAGAAGCTGCACTGCCTCATTACGATCATCATCTAGGGTTTGGGCATAAGAGCCCATGCGACCTTCTTCCCATTTACTTATCTGGGGTAGGTCAATCTCATCGCCAATGGTGACTACTTGATCTGGCTTAAACTTTGTGATGAAGCTTGCAAGGTTACGAGTTGCAACCCTGTCATGGTAAGGGACTTGTAAGTCCGAGACTACGACTATTCGCTTAATCGTCATCCTCATCTTCATAATCGCCAAACTTCTCAGGCGCAATAGGATCTGGCAAGATCCAATGAGGGTAAGCCTGTGGCTCTGTAATCATGAACATGGCAATGTCCTCAGCGAAACCTGCTCGCTTAAGTGAGCAGAAGTATTCATAAAGCCCAATGCAATAAGCATCAAGCTTTGAGTAGCCTTGCTCCTCTAATGCCTTAGTTGCTTTTCTTGCCATAGCAGAATGTTACCTGTCAAGCAAGATGTTATAGATCTCATCGACTCGCGTGTTGAGTCTTTTGATCTCATTGAGCAAGTGCGTTATGACATAGCCTGCAAGACCACCAAAGATGCCTAAGCTTGCTATGTACAGTGTGAAGAAAT